CTTGATAATATTTTCTAAGATGTAGATACTCGTTACCCTTGAAGGTATTTACCATTAGATATATTTTCTGTCCCTTGTCTTCGTCATAGTGTATTTCTTTTTCATACACCGAGGGCGCACTATGTAGTTCAATCATTCTTGAGTATTTTAGAAAGAGGAACAATAGATACTACATTCTCTGGAACGAGAAGTCTATACGAGTCTGTATCCCAACACCAACAAAGAACTTGGTGTTCGTTTGGTTTTGCACGATTTCTTTTTGACTGAATATACTCATTGTCAAATTCCATTGTGCAAACATTGTATTTTAATTTTCTACTTTTAGCACTACGATAAGTTATTACAGCATCGCCGTGCTTTTCCATTTCCTCTATAAATTTTCCTTTTTTCATTTTTCTCCTGCATTGGTTGATATAATCCTTTACCGTCCAATCGCTAGGTCAAAAAACAACTGAAAATTATAGATGTAAAAATGCCTCGACTAAAAAGTCGAGGCTATGACATTAACTATTTAATTTGTTAATTGCGTCAGCAAAGTACTTAGCTGCTTTACCAGTAAGTTTTGTTATGATAGAACTATCTACTTCAAGTCCAGCATCAGTTAGAGCTGATGACAACTCCTGTTGAGCTCCCTCTTTCGATACTCTTGTTCCACCACCACCTGACGATTTGCTGCCACTCGCAGGTGTTTTCTTAACATAGACACCAGCTTTTGTTAGAATCATTCTAACTCCGTTTGGTGTCTGTCCGATATTCTCTGCAATATCAGACACAATCTCCATACTTGTTTCTGGAGTTGGTTCAGCATTTTGGTAATCTTCGACTACCTGTGCTTTTAATTCATCTGTCCAATTTGACACTTTTTTACTCCTTAGTTTTCCGAATTTACTAACATAATCCTCAAGTGTGGTTGTGCCTCTGTAGCCAGGACACCACCCTGTCGCTTGTTTCATTTGAAAGTAAAATCTATCACTCATTTATATATATTATATCTATAAATAAGGGCGATGTCAAGAACTATTTTTCGATTCCTTACTTAAGGTATTTTTCAATCGTAGAAATTTTTTCGTGAGCCTCAGCTATTCTATCAATCTGACTTTCTACAGCTTCTACTATATTTGGGTGATCGCCTATTGCAGTAGCATTTCTCATATATACTGAGATATTTGCTTTTGCTACAGCGATTTCTCCCTCTGCTTTCTTAACTATTGCTTCTAATAAACTATTCATTTTTATCAACTGTCTCCAAATAACTTTTTATGAAAGTGAATCTATACTTATCTGAAAGTATTGCTGGTATTAGAAAAGGCGCAAGAATCCATGACATTAACAAAAAAGTTGTAAATGTTACTAGCGGATATCTTACTACCAACGAATTGGGTCTTGCTAATTCTAATATTTTAATACTTGGGAAGTATAACTTCCACATTGACATAAAAACTGTTGCAATCCAAAATGCAAATAATACATTATAAAAATTTAACTCCATATTTTTCTAGGTGGCGGAGACTTCCAATGTCATAAGATAGACATGAGTGATAACTTCCTGCCCACTCTAAGTGTGGGAAAAGTGTATTACTCAAATCTGTGCACTCAATGGTATATAGTAGGTAGCATTTGCAACCATACTTTTGTTCATAAGTTCTGCCGTCTTTCATGACTTCTGTATGTTCTCGAATTACCTTTGCAGGATAATTTCTTTTTCTAGCCCATACTATTTCGCCTGACTCAAAACTATCTGATACACATTGGTCTGGTAAAATGGAATTTCGTATTCCGTCATAATCAGACTGTGCATATTTAAATGGAACTCCGATTTTATCAATAATACCTTTGACAAAAGCTGGAGAACGATATATACTTTTTGCTATGTCAGAAATATTAAAGCCCTCTATATACATCTGGGCTACTGATTTCATTTCATCAAAAGTAGCAAGTTTACCTCTGTTCTCTGCTTTTCTCTTTGCCACAAATTCTTGGTATTCTTTGTGTTCTTGTATTATTCTTGAAAGACGAGTTGTGTTGTAGGAAATCCTTAACATCGCACACGCTTCTTTCTTGGTTATAGGCTTTTCTGCCTCCAGTAAGTCTATAACTCTTTGAATGTTAGCGCTAGTTAAATTTTCGTAGTCTTTCTTCTTTATCGCCATCTTCGATACCTAGTAATATTATTGCATAGTGAATAATTTTTAATACATCTTCTCGGTTATAGCCATCTTTTTTGCCATAACGCTGAGCATATTTAATGATATTCCCAAGACAAAAGCCAACCCCATGTCCTGCATCTGCTACGAACTCTGTGGATTGTATTTTATTCATACTGTAATGTTTATTGTATGTCGCATCAATCCATTTCTGAATTTCTCTTAATGCTTTATCTTCATTAAACTTATACATTTCTTCTCCGTCTTGGTTTACGATTTGGTCTTCTCCATCTGCTTACTGAAGATTTTGCACTTCTTATAAAAGTATCTTCTTCTTGCTCAGATAGATTTTCGGGAATAAATATTTTTACTCCTCTATAAAAAATTTCTTTTTTCATCTACTTGTTATTCTCTCATCATACCAAGCTAACCCTTCGTCCCACCAGTAAGGTTTCTCACGATGCGACCATTTTGCAAAGGTTGCTTTGTCTGTGTGATAATACAAACGATACGAACCTACGACATCGTTTGGGTCTTTTAATTCATCTGGCATTGCCATACCAAATGGAGTGAGTCCTTCACGAGGCATATTCTTCGGCTCTGGTAGTTTATTTATAACTTCTACTACTGATTTGTGTTGTTTACCATACCGATAGTGATACTCGTCATTTAATGCATTAGCATAACAATGAACCCACTCAAAATTGTCGAGAGACGACCTTGTCCATATCGTGCAAGGGTGATTATACATCATTGGTAGATACTGACATAGAGGTCGCTCCTCTAAAGGTAAATGCTTAATTTTAGCTTTTTCAGCATTTAATATTGAACTTTCTTCACGATTTAATGCTCTTGGTATGAAACCTAGAACATGGTCAATCCACACAGCTGTGCAGAGGAGCTGAGCTGCCTCTAAAGGCATCTTAACTATATGCTTATCAACATGATACTCTGCACACTTGTCTAAATCTTCATCGAGGTAAAATAAATTCATACATATATTATATGAAAAAATTAACTGTGTGTCAAGTTTTATTTTTTACTTCTTACCAAAAGCTCTTCCAGCTTCTGATATACCAAATGCTCCAAGTGTCACTACGACAAATGAAGTATAGATGGTATCTGATATTACTAAATCTTGTCCTAAGAAAGCTGTAACTAAATCACATATTCCAAAAACAGTCATTAGAAAGAACGAGATAAAACCAATGATTGCCTTTTCATTTATGTCATTATCATCTAAGAATAAATCCATAAATTTACGCTTTCCAGGTTTTAATCTGCCTCGTTCTAGTTTCATTTTTTCGATTAAGTCTTCAGCTGCGTCGAGTTTATCGACTAACTTCATATACTTATCTAAATCTATTTGGACTTCATTACGGCTGTTGTCCTGACTCATCTCCGCCATTTTCTGTTACCTTGCGATAGTAAATTACTACCTCTTTGAGTTCACGAACATATCGTTTTAACTCTTGCATATTGTATGCCATTAATTCATAATCAGGAACACTCATTGCGAAGAATACTACTTGACCTTGGTCTTTCTCTACTCTTGCTAAAAATTCATCTAAGTTTTTCTCTGATACTACATACCAATATGGCTCTTTTAAGTCAATCTCTCTTGGGAGGACTGGCTGTATTATTGTTCGTTCTATTGGTTTTGCACTAATCTCAATCTGTTTAGTTGGGAGTAGACTGCAATTCGATACCATCATCAGCGTTATCAATATCACGACTATCTTGTTCAATTCCATTAAATACTTCCTTAGTTGCTTCATTTACTCTTGGCTCTATGAGCCCTGGCTTTGCAGCTGCTAACTTAGTTAAATCATGTCTTTTAAATATATCTAAGTAGCGATTCATCTCTGCTTCTATTTGTTGATTTTTACTTTGCATATCTATTAAACTCTTACCTTGCAAAGCAAAGTCATTTTGTAAATTTGTTATTGTTTCTTGTTGTGTTTCTACTGCATACTCTAGCTTGGCATTATTTCCTTTTAGTGTTTGGTTTTCATTCCACAGATAATAAGTACTTCCACCTAATGCTACTATTAATGCTAATAAAAATTGATACATTATAAATCCTCTATTTTGTAGTTAAGACCTTCTGCGCCTCGTATCTCTACTACTTCATTGTTTATTGTTTTAAACCTTAAATATTTCTCTTTTTTACTATAAAATTTCTTTACTGTAAATGTTTGGTCGTCAGAATCGCCATATGTAGCATTGTAACTTACAGTCAGTATATATCTAGTTTGAAATAAACTTACTAACCATGCCCAGAATTGTTTAATTTTTTCTCTAATTTTTCTATCCTCTCTACTAACTTATCAAAACCTTTAAACTCACACAGACCAATCGGCGGGTGCGAATCTTTTTCTAGTTTTGCGATTCTTTTGCTTAAATTATCAAGCAGTTGTTTTAAATGTGACTCCACTCCTTCCCTTGC